AAGATGGACAAAAAACTAGACAAAGTACTAGAAGGGTTCAACGAGTTAAAGCTCCAATCGAATAAGGATGATAATCAATTAGAACTCCGATTAAAAGCAATAGAAACCGAGTTAGCACTCCAAAAACACACATCACAGGAGAACCATAACCGATTAACACAAATCGTAGCAATAGTCGGAGTCGGACTAACCATCATAACCATATTAATTAATGTTTATTTCAAAATGATATAGAAATGTGCACTATTAAAAGGGAGGTGCATATGTTTTATGGTAAAGTTTAGCGAAGATATTTGCCAATGTTTAATTGATTTTTATAGTGATGGAATGCCTTTGAAGTATTGTGCCGATGCTGTTGGAATACATCGGAATACTGTTTATGATTGGATGAAGAAAGGTGAGAAGGCAAAGAGTGGCAAATATAGAAAGTTTTATCTTGATATGCAGAAAGCCAGAGCCAAGTTCATAGCGAAGAATGTTAAGGACATTCAGAATAATAAGTCTTGGATGGCGAAGCAATATCTTTTACAGGTTACTGACCCTGAACAGTTTGTTGTGGCAGAGAAGCAACAAATCGAAGCAGAGACCAAAACTACTCTTGAGGCTAATGTTGATATGAATGACCCTCGTATCCAAGAGAATGATTTACTAATATTGAAAGAGTTGATTGGTGATAAAAGTGCCAATAACAGCGGAGGAGATAAGTCAGTTACCAAGTAGGCCACGTGGAATAGGCGAATGGTCAATACTTATTAATAATGGTTATTGGAAGCCTAGGAACTTCGATGTATTGATTATTGAGTTACTTGGTTATGCCTTACAAGGTAGAGTCAGTAAGATATTACTTGGTGTACCATCAAGACACGGTAAAAGTACACTCATCAGTAAGAACTTTGCTTCATATTTCCTAGCACATTACCCAAATGACAAAGTCATACTAACAGCCTATTCACAAGGCTTAGCAAGTGAGTTCGGTGGACAAGTCAAAGACGTCCTAAACTACTACGGCAACCTATCACCATACCAAGTAAGCCTATCCACAGACAGTAAAGCAAAAAACAAGTTCAAACTGAACCACCCTTATAGGGGTCAGATGTTAGCGACTGGTGCAGGTGGTAGTATACTTGGGTTCGGTGCTGGCTTGTTCATTGTGGATGATCCAATTAAGAATATTGCTGATGCAGAAAGTAAAGTGAAACAACAAAGATTAAGTGATTGGTTTGAAGCAACTGCAAAGACAAGGTTGGAGAAGAGAAGCAATGGATTACCACCGATAATGCTAGTCATCGCTCAACGATTACACTTGAAAGATTTACATGGAATTATCAGAGAGTCAGAACCCACCATATCTGCCGAGGAAGGTTTCGAGATACTTCGTAATGGCGGCACTATTGACCCTAACGTTTGGCTTGACCTTAACATTCCTGCCATATGCGATAGTCCAAATGATTTATTGGGCCGTAAGGTAGGTGAGGTATTATGGGAAGAGCAACGCTCCTATGATTGGTTGATGGCAGAGAAACAATCCATGGGTTCTTACCTTTTCAATGCTATTTACCAAGGCCAACCTATCGAACGTGATGGTAACATCTTTAAAAGGTCTTGGTTTATGGATGAGACCACGAATAAGATATATCGCCAAATCAATAAGGAAGACTTGCCTAAAGACCTACCAATGATGAGATACTGGGACTTCGCAGCTTCAGGTAAAGAGGGTGATGGAACCAGTGGCTTATTGACTGGTTATGATGGAGACAACCTATACTTTATCGATTTAGTAAGTGGCAAATTCTCATCAAGTGAAACACTTAAAATCTTTAAAAGGACTGCTAAAAGAGATGGCAGAAGTGTATTGATTAAGATTGAACAAGAACCTGGAGCAGGTTCCAAGTTACTGATTAATGCTTTCAAGCGTGATAAGGAGTTAAAGAGATTCCACATTCGTAGCGATAAGGTAAGAATGGCGAAGAACATAAGAAGCTTTGACCTTGAAGCATTAGCAGAAGATGGCAAGGTTTACTTTGTTAAAGGAGAATGGAATACCAAGTTGATAGACCAGTTGGTAAGTTTTACTGGTGCTGATGGTGGCGAGGACGATATTGTAGATACAGCGACTGGCAGTGCTAAACATTGGCTAAGGCCAAGAAGAAAGATTAACGTATAATAGTGATATTTATGAAACATTCAGATTCATTTGTTGTAACAGTTGACAAGGAGGATAATCATCATATAGTGGATACACTTGAGTTATCCAAGTATGCTTTGAAGGCACAAGTGGACCCAGCGACTGGTTCCAAGTATACACCGACCGAGGAACAATTAAAAGGGTATAATATCCTTGACCCTAAATACAATTCATACTATTTGGTACAATTACTTGATTTGTATACTTATCATGCTGCTTGTGTTGAAGCAGTGGCAGTTGATACCACCGGTGTAAACTATTCATTGAAACCAATTGAAGGAATAGAACCAGTAGATGCAGAACGTGACCGTTTCACCGAAGTATTAGAGAACAGTACACCAAGCATTAATACTCATTTGCAAAGGATGGTTTATGATCGTCGAGCTATTGGTTATGGTGCATTGGAGATTATCCGTGATTCCACTAGTAAGTCTGATATTAAGAGGTTGAATCATATTCCAGCACATACACTTCGTAGACACGCAGACCAGAAACGTGTACTTCATATTAACAGTAGCGGTAAGAAAGTATGGTTCGTTATCTATGGCAAGAATTATAATGATGATGGTGAACTTGTAGATATTGATGCGGATACTGGTGAGTTCAAACCATACAATTCATTAAGCCCTTCACAGAGAGCGAATGAGTTGTTATGGAGTATGGAGTATGCACCAGGAACCGACTATTATGGTCGCCCACCAATCATCAGTTGTCTTGGACCTATCAAGGGTGATGTATCTGCAGTAAGGTACAATAATAGTTTCTTTGAGAATTATGGTATGCCTAAGTTCGCTATCACAGTGACTGGTGATTTCGCCGATTATGACATAGACCCTGAAGACCCTGAGTATGATTACACCAAAACATTACGTTATAGGATTGGTCAACAAATTAAGGAAGTCATCAAGAACCCACATTCAGCTATTTGTATCACTATCCCAAGTGAGGGTGAAGAAGGTAATGTTGACTTGAAGATTACACCATTAAGTGTGCAGACTGAGGAAGGGCATTTCCGTATGTATCGTAAGGATACAAGAGATGAAGTAATCCATGCTCACCACGTAGACCCATCTAGGTTAGGGATTTATGATGCTGGTAACTTGAATGGTACTAATGCAAACCAAACATCCAGTAGTTATAAGTATGGTACTATTGCACCGATTAAGGCAGAATGTGAAGCTTTGGTTAATTTGATTGGTGAAGAGTTAGAGTGTACTAGTTGGCGTTTCACTATTGAAGATGTTGCACCGATAGATTACCAAGATGACCTTAAACTTGCAGACTTCCTATTCGCTCGTGGTGCTATGACCATACAAGACTTGATAGATAACTTCGGCAGTAAGTTCGGATTGGATGTTGAAGGCGAAGAAGAGCAATATTACCTTAATGCCCGTTACTTGAATAATGTTCCTTTAGAAAAAGTGTGGGTAGAAACAGAACCTAATCCTTATTTAGAAGTAGACACTATTCTTAAAAGTTTTGAGGATAGTTTAACCAATGATTTAAAAGAAGGAGGAGAGGAAGATGACAATAATAATTGAAGAAGATGATTTATTGGAATTATTAGAATCTCACTCTTACACTACTAAAAATGGTAGAAGAGAATTTAACTGTAGAACTCATCAAATATTTTGGGAAATAGCAAATAACAAAAGACTCCCTAAAGGTTGCGTCTTACACCACATAGATGAGGATAAAACAAATAATTCTCTTGAAAATTTAAGATTAATGACTCGTGCAAACCATATGTCTTTACACCATCAAGGAAGACCACATTCAGAAGAAACAAAGAAGAGAATTGGTGAAGCAATGAAAGGTAAAACCTTTAAAAATTATGCTCGAGTTGTTAGTAAAGGAAAGAATTGGACTTTATATGGTCCTGGTCAAACTTACATTAAATCCAATAAAAATAAAGAAATGCTTGAAATGATTGCCGATGAGATGAATTCCTATTAAGGAGTGATTAGATGGTTAATCAATCATTGAAAGCAAAGAAGATGATACTGGCGAGTCAGATTAGCAATGCTCGTAGTCGGAACAATGAACGACAATTGCAAAAGGAATTATCACGTTTCTTTGCTAGGCTTGGTGACAAGATACTATCCAATCTCAATGAATATTATAATGAGAATATGGTGATGGGTCAAGTAGACCTAATCATAAAACCAATAATGGAAAGCCAATCCGAGTATTATCATATACTTCAAAAGTACGATAAAAGGGAGTATAAACTGGGACAGGCAGAAGCTCAAAGACTGGTGCGATTATCACAACGGGGCTACAGTTTCAAGGCAGTTAAACCAAGGGTTAAATTAAATAAACGATATTCATTGTTCGGTACATTGCGTGGAGCCGAGGAAGATTTGTTTGAACGAATATTCATAGCAAGCCAACAAACCCTAGCGAGAGTGGAGCAATCCATAATGACTATAATCCTTGATGGTTACAAGTCAGGTAAAGGAATCAATTATGTAGCAGACCAGTTAAACCGAAGATTCGACCAACTAACCACTTGGGAATCCAAAAGAATCGCCCGTACCGAAATCCACAATAGCCATAATACTGCTGTCAATGACTCCTATAATGAAATGGGAGTGGAATATACAATGTGGATAACAGCCCATGATGACAGAGTTCGTGGACTAAAACCAACAGATACTGCAGACCATGTTGAACTTGATGGCGAGATAATTCGTTTAGGTGATACATATTCCAATGGCTTGAAATATCCTGGTGACACCGACGGGCCTTTAGTAGAATGGATTAATTGCAGATGTGCCAACGCACCATATAATATGCCCTATGGCTACACTGCACCACCACAAGAACAATTCAAAGAATCCGATATAATCAAAATAAAATGATACTTATGAAATTTGAATTTAACAAAACACCTACAACATGTAAAGATGGTAGGGATAATTACACATTTTATGAATACCAATTAGTATGGATGATTGCCAATGGTAAGACAATCCCTGCAGGATATGACATACACCATTTAGATGGGGATAATATGAATAATGATTCTGACAATTTAGTTTGTATCCCTAAAGACATCCATTATTTATACCATAATAAACCTAAAAACACCACTGGGATTCATAGAGTCCATAAATCTAAAGACCCTACATGTTCTCAAGGTTACATTTGGAAATATCAATACCGTAAAGATGGTAAAACTACAGCATTCCAATCAGTAAATCTAAAGAAGCTTCAAGAAAAAGCAAAACAAAATGGTTTGAAATGGACAATAATAGACCCAGTGAAAGCATTAAAATCATATAAAGAAAGTGAGTTAAATGCGAAGTGATAACTATATTAAACAGTTAGAAGATGGCACTATTTTATTAACCGCTCCAGTTATGGTACCACATGCTTTGGATTGCGATGCACCGAAAGGGGAACCTCCATTAACAGAATCACAAGTCCGAGCATTCAAGGAATCATATGACAAGTATGGGTTCGTAGACCATGAACATGGCCTAACCCGTGATGGACGGAAGATAGGAGAACCACACCAATCAATAATTTTAGATCATGATACTACATTCACACTATACGATGGTACTGACAAGACTTATCCTGTTGGTACTTGGTTGTTGACTACTCATTTGACCGATGACGAGGCTATCTCCGAGGCTATGAAAGGTTACTATACAGGCTACTCACCATCAATTTTACCAAGAGCAAACGCTG